GACATCTATAAAGCAAGCTGAATTAGAATTGCAAAAACAAGCTAATGAACTGGGTTTAGACTTTGAAAAACTTGCGGTAGATGATCGTAAATCTGCAAGAGATATGCAAACAGCAACTCATTCGTTTATTCCACCAGTCTTATCTATTCTTGTCACTATAGGATTTTTTGGAATTTTGATTGGTTTGATGACCGATCATGTTGTAAAGTCCGATGCTTTACTGCTTATGCTTGGAAGTTTAGGAACAGCATGGACAGGGATCATTGCATTTTATTTTGGTTCATCTGCTGGTAGTCAAAAGAAAGATGAACTATTACATCAAAGTACACCGACATGAAAGAGAATTACGATGCATCATTGGCTCAAGTATTAAAGAGCGAAGGACTTTGGAGTGACAACCCTGCCGATCCTGGAGGAGCCACTATGAAAGGAATTACGCTTGAAGTATACCGTGCATGGAAACGAAATCCACATATCACAAAAGAAGAATTAAAGGCTATTTCAGATGCTGATGTTCATGATCTTTACAAACAAAAATATTGGGATGTGTGTCATTGTGACGATCTTCCAGCTGGTATTGATTATGCAGTCTTTGACGCTTCAGTTAATATGGGAGTTGGTCGAGCTGCTAAATTAATTCAAGAAGCTGCTAATTGTGCGCCAGATGGGATCATTGGGCAGGGTACTTTAAACGCAATCAAGATGCAGGATAGCAAATCGATTCTTGATAAGTTTGCTACTTTAAAAGAAAAATTTTACAGATCACTAAGTACTTTCCCTACTTTTGGTAATGGATGGTTAAATAGAGTTGCATCAGTTAAAACAATTTCAGAAGAAATGTTAGGGTAATCCCTATGCCATTACGCAAGTTAACTTTAAAGCCAGGTCTATATCGGGAAGGCACAAATTATTCGAATTCAGGCGGTTGGTACGATGGTGACAAAGTACGTTTTAGAAAAGGGTTGCCTGAAAAGATTGGTGGATGGACTCAAGTAAGCGCAAATACATTTAATGGTATTGCCCGTTCAATCTGGGTATGGTCAAGTGCTACGACTGGTATTAGTAACAACTATATTGGGGTTGGAACAAGCACTAGTTATTATTTATATTTTGGTGGAAATTATAATGACATTACGCCAATTGTTCAGACGGATACAAGCGTTACATTAGCAACAAATGGAACGACTACTGTTACTTTAACTGATACTTCTTATAGTCCAAATACAGGAGATTACATTAATTTTTCATCTCCGTACACGGTTGGTGGGTATACTTTTTTTGGAAATTATTTAGTACTTTCAACGCCAACTTCTACAACATATACTATTTCAGCATTAACTGCTCCATCTACGGCAAGTGGTACTGTAACCGTTAATTATTTATATCCAAGTGGTACAAGCACATATACAACTGGTACTGGTTGGGGAGCTGGTCCTTGGGGCGGAACACCTGGATTTTCAACTATTACTTTAACTAATCCTTTTGCAACAACAGCGAGTAGTTATATTGTTACAGTTACACAAACAGCACATGGATTAACTACTGGTAATTCTGTATCTTTTTTGAGTGTTGCTTCTGCGGTTGGTGGGATACCAAGCGGAATATTGCAACAATCTTATGCAGTTACTGTTACTGGTGCGAATACTTATACAATTAATTTAACTGCTGCATGGTCTCCAAATGCGGTTACATCTGCAACTGGTGGTGGGACTGTTACTGTATTTTTACCAGCAACAACGTCATCATCAACACCAGCAGCTACAGGATGGGGAAGTGCAGCATCTTCAGGGAATGCATCATCTGGTACACAATTACGTTTATGGAGCCAAGATAACTTTGGTGCTGACCTTGTTTTAGCTCCTCGTGGCGGACAAATTTATTATTGGCAAAATTCAAATGGGGTAGCATCTCGTGCAGTATTGTTGCAGACATTAGCTAATCAAACTACTCTTTTAACAGATTCTTCTACATTTACTTCTGGTTCATCCAATATAACTGTAACTTCAGCTAATGCTCCATACATTTATCCATATATGTATATTTCAGGAGTTGGTATTCCTGCAAATACTTATATTGCTTCAATGAACAATGTGACTGGCGTTGGTACTCTTAGCAATCCAACTACGGCAGGTTCAAGCGGAAGTTACGTCATTACTTATGCTGGTGCATTTGTTCCCAATTCCGTTTATCAAGTTTTATCATCGGATGTTCAACAGTTTTTAATTTGTTTTGGTGCAAACCCTTACTCACCAGGAGCACCAACAACATCATTTAACCCTTTACTTGTACGCTGGTCAGATCAGGGGAATGTCTATCAATGGATACCTGAAGTTACCAATCAGTCAGGTGAGTATGCTTTAAGTAATGGATCTTATATTGTAGGTGCTCGTTCAACCCGTCAAGAGATTTTAGTCTGGACTGATTCTGCAATTTATTCAATGCAATATATTGGTACGCCATATGTTTGGGGATTCCAGCTTTTAATGGACAACATATCGATTATGGGTCCAAATAGCATGATTACAATTAATAACGTCACTTATTGGATGGGGCGTGATCGTTTCTATATGTATAACGGTACTGTACAAACATTGCAATGTGATTTAAAACAGTACATATTTGGCAACCTTAATCAAAACCAGAACTTTCAAGTATTTGTTGGATCAAATGAAGGATTTAATGAAGTATGGTGGTTTTATGTATCAATTGATGGGAACAATGGTTCTAATACACAGCCAAATACAGTAATTGATAAATATGTTATTTACAACTATGTGGAAAATATTTGGTCATATGGAACAATGGCCAGATCTGCTTGGTTTCAAACAGGCATTAATCAATTCCCAATTGCGGCTGATTACAACGGTAGACTTCTGTATCATGAAAATGGATGTGATGATGTTTCTACAGGAACTCCACAGCCAATTACTTCGTATGTGCAATCTTCTGATTTTGAAGTTAGTCCAGATGATGCAGGTCAGCATTTTGGATTTGTATGGAGAATGTTCCCTGATGTTAACTTTAATGGATCAACATCAAATAATCCATCGGTAACAATTCAAATATTACCAAGAAACAGTTCTGGATCTGCGTACGGTACAGCAGCTAATCCTTCTGTAACTAGCGTACAAAACTACACTAATGTACCTGAGTATACGATTCAGCAATTTACAGCAGAAGTTTTCACAAGGTTACGAGGCAGACAGATGGCATTCATTATTAGATCAACTGGTCAAAATGGTGTTGCCTGGCAGCTTGGAACTCCACGATTTGATGTTAGATTAGACGGCAGAAGATAATGGCAACAATCAATATTCAAAAATACAATGGGACTGCTTTAGCACCAACTCCTCCCAACTTGCCTGTTGCTCCAGAGATTTATAGTGCTGGACATGATAATCAAGTATTAAGCCAGTTGCGTTTATATTTCAATCAAATAAACAACTATACCCAAGCAACAGCAACGCCCAGTTATGGATTAAAAGGTCAACGCCCATTAGCTAATTTGCAAATAGGGCAACAATTTTTTGATACTACTCTTGGCTATCCAATTTATTGGAACGGCCAAAAATGGGTAAATTCTACTGGCACAGCGGTTTAATTATGATAAAATTATTCCAAATAACTCAATAGGTCGTGTATGAGTCTACCGTTAATTGCCAAACATCTAGAGCATCATGGTCGTGGAGACGATACCCACTTAGTCCATATGACTACTGGCGAACTAATTGCGTTGCAAAAGTTAGCAAAACAACACGGTGGATCGCTCACAATTAACCCATCTACTGGTCTTCCAGAAGCAGGATTCCTTAGTTCTATTCTTCCAATGGTAGCTGGTGCTGCTTTAATGGCTCTTGCACCTGAAACTGGTGGTCTATCTATGTTGGCAGATCCTATGGTAGCAGGAGGAATTGTTGGAGCAGCCGATTATGCAATGACAGGTAGTTTAAAAGATGGTCTTATGGCTGGTCTTGGAGCTTACGGTGGTGCTAATTTAGCTGGAAGTATAGGATCAGCTGGTATTTCAGCAGGAATACAACAAGGTTCAAATGTAGCAGATACAGCATTTCAACAAACACAAAATCAATTTTTAAATTCTGTTCCTGAAATTACTCCAGAAGAAGCAGCACAGGCAGCAGCAAAACAAACAATTTCTCAGATGCCAAATCTTACGCCTGATCAAGTAACAAACATGACTGCCAATTTAACTCCTGATAATGCAGGAAGTATTGTAAAGTCAGCTGGTATGGCGAATGCTGCAATGGGTGCAGGTCCAGCAACTAGTTTAGCTAATATGGGTGCAGGTTTACAAAATATTACCAGTTCTGGATCCAATGCATTAGCGTTTGCTAAAGCTAATCCAGGATCAGTTGCAGCACTTGGCGGAACTTTATTAAATGCAGTAGGTGGGTTTAATCAACCAACAATTCAGCCTGTTCAAACTAGTCAAACAAATCCATTTAACATAAAACCTTTATCGCCTAATTTTCAAGGGCAGTTTCCAGCACAGCCACAACCATACTATCAAGCTCAGTATCCAAATTATGTTCAAAATCCTTACAGCATGGCAACTGCTAAATCTGGAGGTATTATGGGCTATTCGGGAGCGGATGGTAGTGATGTTCAGCAGGGTTTATCAATGATGTCTAAACGACCTATATTACAGGCAACACCAGATCATGATAGTACCTATATAGATACAGATCCAGATACAAAAAATCTTGATGCATACAATGCGGCAATGGCAAGTTTATCTAAAATTAATAAATTTGCTCATTTAACTCCAACCAAATCAGGATTAGGTGCAGTTAATCCATTGGGTTCTGATATTCAAACATTATCACAAGACCAATTGGCAGCTGAAGCAGCTCAAAAAGACATTCAAAATAATAGCCCAGTAGTCAATACTGCCAAAGAAGGTGGTTTGCAAAGTCATTTAGGAGATTACTCTGATGGTGGTCGTTTGCTTAAAGGACCTGGCGATGGTGTAAGCGATGGCATTCCTGCGGTTATTGGTGGTAAACAACCAGCAAGATTGGCTGATGGCGAGTTTGTTATCCCAGCTCGAATTGTTTCAGAGTTAGGTAATGGAAGCACAGATGCTGGAGCTAAACGACTTTATGCCATGATGGACAGAATTAAAGACGCAAGAAAGAAAGCAAAGGATATTGCAGCAGATACAAAGGCATATAAACATCTTCCAGCATGATAGTTTATGCCGACTGCGATCCGATCAAATTAGTTGAAGAGCTTGAACAGCTTCTTCCAGAGCATTATGATGAGTTGTGTGTAACAAAAGACTTTGATTGGGATCCTGATTATGATGCCTATCGAAAGTATGCAGAATTAGGAATGTTGCGTTGCGTTTCTTGTAGGAATGATGGTGAGTTGATTGGTTATATTATTTTTATGATTAGTCCACATTTACATTATAAGTCCTGCATTACAGCAATAGAAGATGTGTATTTTGTTAAAAAAGAGTTCCGAAAAGGTCGTGTTGGCATTAAACTATTTCAATATGCCGAACAAGTTTTAAAGCATTGTAAAGTGGATCGAATTATTGTTCATACCAAGATTCATTTGGACAATTCAAGATTACTAGAGTATTTAGGTTATAAGCAGACAGATAAAGTGTATACGAAAATGTTAAAGGATTAATATGGGCGGTAGTTCATCTCCAGCTCCAGTTCAGCAAAATATAAATAATACTCAGATTCCTGATTATTTGGCTCCGTACGCCTCAAATATGCTGAATGCTACTCAAGCACAAATATTCCAAACAAATCCTGATGGTAGTCCAAACTATTCATCATTCAAGCCATATCAACCTTATAGCTCTAATCCATCAGATTATTTTGCTGATTTTAGTCCTATGCAAAAACAAGCTCAGTCGACTGTTGCCAACTTGCAAAATCCAAGTCAGTATGGACAAGCAATGAATATTACTGGACAAGATGCCATGAAATCTGGCATGGTCGGTAATCAAATGGGTGGTTTAGGATCTCAAATGGGGCAAGCTGGTAATCAATATGCCAAACAAGCAACTGATCCAAATTCGATTAGTTCTTACATGAATCCATACCTTCAGCAGTCGCTTGCACCACAGCTGCAAATGTTGGCACAACAAACTGGTATTAATTCTGCTAGTGAACAAGCTGCTGCTACATCAAAAGGTGCGTTTGGGGGATCTCGTGAAGCATTGGCAAATAGTTTGAATCAACAAGCAGGAAACATGGCTGCTCAACAAGCAATTGGTCAAGGCTATAACCAAGCTTTTGGTAATGCCCAACAAGCCCAGCAATTTGGTGCTAATTTAGGATTACAAGGACAGCAAGCACAGTTAGGTGCTATGCAAGGTCAGCTGGGTGCATATGGCCAGCAAATGGGTGCCGCAAATCAGTTGGCTAATCTGGGTGGACAACAGTTGACTTCTCAAGAAAATATTGCCAATTTACAGAATCAAGTTGGTGGTCAGCAAACTCAAGCACAGCAGAATATTATTAATCAGGCTGTGCAAAATTATGCAACTGCACAGCAATATCCATACATGCAATTAGGAGTAATGAATGCGATGTTGCGTGGTCTTCCTACACAGCAATCTTCAACTACCATGTATCAAGCTCCTCCAAGTACTGCATCTCAGGTGGGTGGATTAGGTCTTGCTGGTCTTGGTGCATATGGTATGTATAACGCAGCTACTGGAGCTGGACATAAACGTGGTGGTAAAGTTAAAGCAATGGCTACTGGTGGTGCTGTGCCAATGACAATGATGAGTGATCAGCAACTTCAGCAAGTTCAGCAAAGTCCTGTATCAAGTCCAATGGCTCAAATGTATGCCCAGGGTTTAGATCAATTACATGGATATATTCATAATAATCCTGAAGCTGGAAAGATAATGGCACAACCATTGCCAGGAGCACCTAGTGGCGGTATGCCTCCTCCACAACAAATGGCAGAAGCTCCACAAAATCGTTCAGGAGTAGCAGCAATTGGCACAGGCGATATGACCAAGATGGCTGGTGGTGGAATATTAGCATTTGCTAAAGGTGAAACAGTTCCTCCAGCAGATGATCAATGGATGTCGGATTTATTAAAAGCACAATTAACAGATGCTTTTTCTGGAAAAAATACTGTAGCAGAAGCATATAAACCTTTAGCAGAAGAACAAAAAGCGGATCTTGCACAACAACGAGCAATGATTCTTCCTGAGTTTGCATTTCGTACAGGGACAAGCATGATGAGTGGTGCTGGTGATCGCACAGGTTCACCATTCCAAAACTTTGTAAGCGGATTAGGTACATCAGCTCTTGGTGCTGAAGCTGGTATGCAAAAGAGTCTTGCTGATATTAATGCATCGAAAAAACTCATGCAACAAGGAACAATTTCAGCTGCAACGGCAGACCAGGCTCGCAGAGATGCATTACTTGGACAATTAAATCAAGCATACACAGGTTCACAAAATGTTAAAGCACAATTAGCA